AACCGAGATGAACGAGAGCATCGCCAACATGAAGGCGCTTCACGCCGTGCGCGTGAAGGAGATCGACGAGCAGATGTCCGAACGCGCGAAGGGGCTTGAAACCTGGGCGGCGGCGAACCGGAAGGAGCTGACCAATGACGGACGGACCAAGACCGCGAAGCTGCATGCCGGCGAGATCAGCTGGCGCCACCGCCCGCCGCGCGTGACCCTGCGCAAGGTCGACGACGTGATCGCCAGCATCAAGGCGCTGAGGCTACAGAAAAAGTTCCTCCGGTTGAAACTGGAGGTGAACAAGGAAGCGATGCTGGCCGAGCCGGAGACGGCTTCGAAGATCGACGGCGTCACGATCGGCAGCGACGGCGAGGACTTCGTCGTCAGGCCGTTCGAGACCGAACTCGAACAGGTGGCGTGATGAGTCGCATTCGGGAATACGTCCGCTCGCAGCCGCGGCCGAGCCAGGAGGACGCCCTGAACTTCGCCCGGTCCGTGCTCAGGGAAAAGGGTGCGTTCGAGGAGTACGGCCCCTACTGCCACGACGATGGTGTCACCATCGAGAACGCCCGCAAGGCGTTGGAGAAACATGCCTTCGATGTCTCGGAGTGGATGGCCTTCGAGATGATCGAGTTCGCGCTAGAAGAGGCTGCGTGACATGCGCCGCGCCGTCGTCAGCATCGAGGAACTGCGGGCCAGCCTGCGGGAACTGGCGCTGACGGCGGCCGGCAGCGCCTCGGGTCGCCGACGTGGCCCCGACGCCAGAGACCTTCTCAACCGCTCCATCGGCAACGCGATCGATATCCTCGACGCCGAAGTCGCCGGCGGTATTCAGCTGGGCAGCGCCGATGAACTGGTGCGGGCCTGGCTGAATGCCGGCGGTGACTGGCAAGACCTGATCATCGCCGTGAACCGCGCAGGCCGCGCGGGCGCTTCAACCCGAATTCACCAGGAGAGAACAGATGGCTGACGTTGGCGGAATCGCGAGCGAAAGACTCCAGTCGTTCATCGACCGTGTCGAGCGGATGGAGGAAGAGAAGAAGAACCTGATGGACGACATCAAGGATGTGTTCGCCGAGGCGAAGGCGACCGGCTTCGATGTCAAGATCCTGCGGGAAATCCTCCGCCTCCGGAAGCTCGACAAGGCGGACCGGCAGGAACAGGAACACCTGCTCGACCTCTACAAGCGCGCGCTCGGAATGGACTGAGTTGCATCGGATCGTCAATGGGGGCGCCAGAACAAATCGCTGACGCCTCCTCAACCGAAGGAGTGATGTGATGCAGGACATCGATACCCTGAATGGAAACCGGCCCAAGCTCGAATGGGTTCCGGTCAAAGCCCTGATGATCGACGAGCGTTACCAGCGCGATATGGTTTCCCGGGCCTCCAACAAACTGATCAAGTCGATCGCCGACGCCTTCGACTGGTCGAAGTTCCAGACTCTCACCCTCACCGACAACGAGGATGGCACCTACAACGTGATCGACGGCCAGCATCGCGCGGCCGCGGCGCGTGCGATCGCCATCACCGACGTTCCCTGCCTGATCGTCGAGACCGAGCGGCTGTCGGATGAGGCGCAGAGCTTCGTTTCGATCAACCGCGACCGCGTCCGGCCGAACTCGATCCAGCTGCATCACGCCGAACGTACTGCACATGACGCCACCGCCCTGCTGATTGACGAGGTCTGCAAGAAAGCCGGCGTCACCATTCCGAGGACGATCGTGAACAATGACCTCCTGAAGCCGGGAGAGACGCTGGCGGTTCGGACCATCAACCGCCTGATCAAGGACGTCGGTGCGGATACGGTTGCCGAAGGACTGTCGATCCTTCACCAGGCATGGCCCGATGTAGGTGGTGAACTCACGGCGCCGATGATCAAGGGCGTCTGCAACCTGATCGGTCTCGACCGGGCACATCCTGACGGTCGCCTCATCGATATCGATCGGCTGGTCTCGGTAATCCGTGAACGGGATGCAGAGAGCCGACGTGAAGCCGCCAGGGCGTTCGCCAAGCAGCTGTCGATACAGACTGCCGTAGCGCTGCGGATGCAGCTGGTTATCGACTACAACAAGCGCCTCCGGACCGAGAAGAGGCTGCCGTGGGACAGATGATATCTTGGCCCTTCGGAGATCTCCGGCCGCTGTCGTACGGCAAGATCATCGCCGATCCTGCATGGCTGTATCAGCTGCACTCGCCGGCCGGCGACGCGAAGTCCCCGCAGGCGCAGTATAGCTGCATGACCACCGACGAGATCGCCGCCTTGCCGGTCGGCAGTCTCGCCGGTGGCAACTGCCTGCTGATGATGTGGGCCACAGCCCCGATGCTGCCGGACGCGCTGCGCGTCATGGGCGCTTGGGGCTTCCGGTTCGTAACCGCCGGTTCCTGGGCGAAGCAGTCATCGACCGGCAAGAAATGGGCTTTCGGAACCGGCTACGTGCTGCGTTCCGCCGCCGAGTTCTTCCTGCTCGGCGCGGTCGGTTCGCCTGACTATGTGAGCCGGTCGGAGCGCAACCTGATCGTGGCGCCGGTGCGCGGCCACTCGCGCAAGCCCGATGAACAGTACGAGATCATGGACCGCCTCTGCCCCAACACCTTCGGCGTCGAACTGTTCGCGCGTCAGCGCCGAGCCGGCTGGGACGCATGGGGAAACGAGACCGGGAAGTTCGAGGGAGAAGCTGCATGACCGCGACCGCCAGGAAGCCCGCCGGCGACTACCGCCGTGCGCTCTACGCCAAGATATCGATCGCGCTGAAGGATCTCGGGATCGAGGACGAATCCTTCCGCGACATCCTGCAACTGCGCTATGCCAAGCGGAGCCGGACCGAGCTCACCGAGGTCCAGCTCGTCGACCTGGTGAAGCATTTCGAGAGCCTCGGTTTCCGGCCGAAGCGGACCGCGCCGGCGCGTGCCGGCAGCCGCCCGATGGCCGATGGCGCCGAGGCGAAGAAGATCCGCGCGCTCTGGATCTCCGGATACCATCTCGGCGTGATCAAGGATGCCTCCGAGACTGCTCTTGGAGCCTTCGCGAAGCGGGTCACCGGCGGCAAGTCCGGTGGCGTCGACGCGCTCGGCTGGCTCGATACGCCGGCCGCGGCGAAGGTTATCGAGGCGTTGAAGGACTGGTTGACCCGTGAGGCCGGCGTCTGCTGGGACGCCTATTCCAGGGTGAAGGGTGCGCCCGTCGAACGGTCGCGCGCGCGCGTCCTCGAGGCGCAGTGGAAGATCATGGCGCAGCTCGGCCTGGTCGATATCGATCACTCGACCGCGCTGGACCGGTTCGCCGCCCGGCGGTTCAGAATCAACCGCGACATCTCGATCACTCATCTGGCGCCGGCCGAGCAGGACGTGCTGATCCGCGAATTCGGCGAACGCATCCGGAGGGCGAAGACATGACGCCTGACCTCCGCCGCCGTCTCGATACCGAGGTTCACCTGGTCCGTCGCGCCACCGAGCGCCGGCTCGGCCTTAGCATCCGGGACCTGGACCGCTTCCGGGATCTCGCCCGGCTCGCCCGCCCGGCCTTCATCATGCCCGGCCAGCATCGCTACAAGCTCCGGTACCGCTCCGGCGGCGAGCGGTTCCGCGTGGTCTACGATTCGAACCTTGATTGCCTGGTCACGATCTGGAGGGTGGAGTGAAGCTTCACCTCCCGCACACCCTGAACCTGATCGCGGACGCCGCCGGTATCGACGCGGCGATCGAGCTGGCACTCCGCCACGGCGGATCCCGGCTCAGGATCCCGCAGCGGGCGGAGGGGTCGCAGCTGGAGAAGATCGTCGGCCTGGACGCCGCCCGCGCGATCGTCGCCGAAATGGCCGATGACCGCATCGAGATCCCGGCCGCGCGCCGGGCGCTCGCCGTCTGGCTGAGAGAGAACCGCGGCTGGTCGCAGGAGCGCATTGCAAAAGAGTTGCACGCCAGCCGCCGTTCGGTGCAAAACTGGTTGTCCGAGAAGGAACCGGATCGCCAGTTCGACATGTTCGACAAGGCAATCTGACGCCGGGGCGCAGCGTTGCGCCCTTATTGATCTCCTCAAATGCGACCACTCTGAAACCTCATTGAACTGCGCCATCCGGCGCTTTTTTGAGGTTCAGGGCATGAGGTTGTCTCCGAATTTCACGCTCGCGGAAGCGACCAGGTCGCAGACCGCCATGCGGCTCGGTATCCCAAACGAACCAAACAGCGACCAGCTGCTCGCGATGCAGTTGGTGGCCAGCCGCATCCTCGAACCGGTGCGCTCACATTTCGGTGTGCCGTTCTCGCCGTCATCCTGGTACCGGTCGCCTGAACTCAACCGGACCATCGGCGGCTCGCAGTTGTCGCAGCATTGCCTCGGACAGGCGGTCGATTTCGAAGTGCCGGGCGTCTCCAACCAGGCGCTCGCCGAGTGGATCCACGGCAACCTCACCTATGACCAGCTGATCCTGGAATGCCATGATCTCGATCGACCGTCGAGCGGTTGGGTTCACTGCAGCCTGAGGCCAACGGGAAACCGGCAGGAATCGCTGGTCTACAACGACGGCGTCTATTCGCCGTGGGCTCCATGAACAACGGGAAGACCTGGAAACGCGAGACCGCCTGGGGCTGTCTCGCCGGCCTGTGGCTGATGGGCATTGCGGCGATGGTCGCCTCTTTCGCCGGGGCTGAAATCGGCCAGGCGATCAAGGTGGTCGAGATCTTCGCGGTTCCCGTATTCCTGTTCGTGGGCGGGGCCTTTGGCGTGGACTGGTGGTCGCGGCAGTGCCGCCCGAAAGGGGAGGCCGGCAATGGGGCTTAACGGCTACATCCTCGCCGCCGTCGCGGCGGTCATGATCGTCATGGGCGTGATCATCTCGTTCCTCTGGTCGGAGAACGGTCAGCTTCAGACCGATCTCGCGACCGAGCGCGCCAACGTCCAGACCGCGAAGGACGCGCTCAACGATCAGAAGATCGAGAACGTCAAGTTGAGGAAGGACTTCGAAGCCCAGGGCCGGCGGCTCGCCGACCTGGATGACCAGATCAAGGAATGGGGAGACCTGTATGCCGAGAAGGAACGGGAGCTCAATGCCTGGCGCGGCCGCCTCGCGGCCGAGACGCTCAAGCGGCCTGAGGTCGTTGGGCGCGCTGCTCGCCGCGCTATCAATCGCAGCCTGCGCGATGCCGAGCTCGCCACTGGAAGTGATCCGGACGGCGGAGCCGCCGCCGGTGATCCACCCGCCGCTGCCGGCGAAGGTGCTGGCGCCGACCGGGATCGAGCCGGTGGTGATGACGCCGGAGACGGCGGCGCTGATGATCGAAAAGGTGAGGTCCGGCGATGAGCCGCCCTTCGCGCTTGTCTGCTTCACGACGCAGGACCGGCTCACCCTGCAGGCTCACGCGGACGACATGGTCCGCTATGTCCGCCAGCTGCGCGCCGTCGTCGACTACTACCGCGGCCGCCCGCCGTAACCGGCCTGGCCGGGCTACCCTTTTCATGGAGCCGAAATGACGGATACGGGCGACGAGGCGCAGGCGCTCGACGAGTTCTTCCGGGAGACCGCCTTGAAACGGCGGATCCCGGAGCCCCTCGATCGGCGGGAACAGCTCGGCCAGACAGCCGGGCATTGCCTTTCCTGCGGCGACGAGATCCCGGCTGAGCGGCTCCGTGCCAATCCCGCGGCGCTCCGGTGCGTCGATTGCCAGGCTGAATCGGAGCGCCGCCGTGTTTGAGTTCGACTACGAAGCATTGAAGTTCTGGGGCGATATCGTCTGGCGCCTCGGCACCCTGATCGGCCTGATCTGGCTGGCGGTCCAGCAGCGATCGCGCGGCAACTCGGTGAAGCTGGAGCGCCACGACGAGCGCCTTGACGGTATCGACAAGGAACTCATCCGGATGAACGGCAAACTCGACAGCCAGCCCAAGCACGATGACCTCCAGCTGATCCACAACCGGATATCCGGCCTGAAGGAAGCGATCAGCGAACTCACCGCCGCCCAGAAGGCGACGGTCACATCGATCAATAGCCTGAACGTTTCGGTTAACCGGATTTACGACGTCGAGTTCGGCAAGAAAAAGGATGGATCATGAACCTAGCAGAACGTCTCCGCCAGGATGTCCATCTGGCGATCCTGCATCTCCTCGAGAAGTGCATCGGCTACTCGCAGAACCATATGATCCTGCGGATGGCGGTGGGAGAAGTCGTTGGCGTCGAGCTGACCGAAACGGAGATCCGTGCGCGGCTCGACTGGCTGGAGAACAACAAGCTTGTCACGACCGAGCAGCTGGCGGGAGGCGGTCTCGGCGAACTGGTGAAGGTGACGATCACCCGCAAGGGCCAGCTGGTCGCCCGCGGCGAGGACGTGGTCTCCGGCGTGAGCCGGCCGTCGCCGGACAGTCTCTGATCCGCCATGCCGGCGCCGTCCAAACTCGATCAGTTCTTCTCGGCCGAGGACCAGGCGAAGCTCGCCCGGTTCATCCATGCCAACCCGACGATGTCGGTCGACGACTTCCGGGACATGCTCTCCGAGAAGGGGCTCGATGTCGGACGTTCGACCGCTCACGAGTACAAGCGCAAGATCGGCGCGATCGGCGAGCGGATGCGCAAGGCGCAGATGCTGGCGGACTCGATCGCCTCGGATCTCGACGAGGCTGAAGGCGAAGGCCGGCGCCACCGCGCGCTGACCGAGATGACCCGGACGCTGATCTTCGAGTTCCAGGAGAAGATCCTGAACAACGAGGCCGGCGAGCTGGACGCGAAGGACTTCGCCTTCCTCGGCAAGGCGATCAAGGAGCTGGCGCAGGCGTCCAGGCTCAGCCAGGACTTCGAAATCAAACTCCGGGAGATGTTCGCGAAGGAAGCCAGGGAGAAGCTCGAGTCCGGCGTAGCGAAAGGTGAGATCGACGCCGAAGCCGCTGCCCGCGCCAGGCAGATCATGGGCTTCGCATGAGCGAACAGATTGTCAACTTCCTGCCCTATCAGAAGCGATGGCTGCACGACCAGGCGCGCTTCAAGATCGGCATGTTCTCCCGGCAGACCGGCAAGACCTTCACGACTTGCGGCGAGGTTGTCGATGACTGCGTCCAGGCGGAGATCCAGAAGCGGCGCGCCCGCTGGGTGATCCTGTCGCGCGGCGGCCGGCAGGCGGGCGAGGCGATGGAAGAGGCGATCAAGCCGTTCACGAGAGCCTTCTACGAGATCTATAATGCCGAGCTGAGAGGCCGCCCGCTGCCGGAATACACGGAGTACGATTTCCGGGGCGAGGAAACCGACGCAACCTACAAGGCGCTCGAGGTCGTGTTCCCGAGCGGTTCCAAAATTACCGCCCTGCCGGCGAACCCGGACACCGCCCGCGGCTTCAGCGCCAACGTGGTGCTGGACGAGTTCGCCTTCCATCACGACAGCCGGAAGATCTGGACGGCGCTCTTCCCCGTGATCTCCAAGACGGGGCTGAAGCTGCGCGTCGTCTCGACGCCGAACGGCAAGGGCAACAAGTTCTATGAGCTGATGACCGCGCAGGATGCCGCCTGGTCCCGCCATATCGTCGATATCTACCAGGCCGTCGCGCAGGGCCTCGACCGCAACATCGACGAGCTGCGCGCCGCCCTGGCCGACGAGGACGCCTGGGCGCAGGAATACGAGCTGAAGTGGCTCGACGAGGCCTCCGCCTGGCTGGACTACGATCTGATCGCGTCCTGTGAGGATCCAGCCGCCGGAATCCCGGAACTCTACCAGGGCGGTCCTGTGTTCATTGGCAACGACATCGCGCGCCGGCGCGACCTCTGGGTTGCCTGGGTGCTGGAGGAAGTCGGCGACGTGCTCTGGACGCGCGAGATCATCGTGCGCAAGAACATCACGTTCGCCGAACAGGACGCCATCATCGACGAGCTGATGCAGCGCTACCGCGCGACCCGGCTCGCGATGGACCAGACCGGCATGGGCGAGAAGCCGGTCGAGGACGCCAAGCGCCGGCATGGCGAGCTGCGGGTCGAGGGTGTCCAGCTGACCTCCGGCCGCAGACTGGATCTCGCCACGGCCGCCAAGCAGCGCTTCCAGGACCGCCGCATCCGGATACCTGCGGGCGATCCCGTTCTGCGCACGGACCTGCACCAGCTGAAGAAGGTGGTCGGACCGACCGGCAATCCGCGCCTGGTGGCGGACAGCGACGGCGACGGACACGCCGACCGGGCCTGGGCGGGGTTCCTCGCGATCGGCGCGGCCGAGGGTGGCGGACAGCCGCCTGAAGGCGCCACAATCGATCATGATCCGGAGATCTATCGTCCTGTCCGGACCGATGCCGTGAGCCGCCGCCTGATCAGCCGTCCGGTATCCCAATCGCGAAACAGGAGGGTCCTGTGGGGCTGAAGAACATCCTCTCAAGTCTGTTCGGCCAAGCGCCGGATGAAGAGCCGCTTAGAGAAGCGGCCGGGATCTCCGTCGATAGCGAGGAGGGCTGGCGCAAGCTCACCGGCAGCAGCGACCGGGATATCAGCCCGGTCACCCAGGAGCGCATGCAGAAACTTGCGCTCTACCAGTGGCGCTCGAACCCTATCGCGAACCGGCTCGTTGAGCTGCCTGTCGCCTTCCTGCTCGCCGAAGGCGTCACTTTGCGGTGCGACGACGAGGAAGCGCAGGGCTGGCTCGATCTGTTCTGGAGAGACCCGATCAACCGCCTCGATCTGAAGCTGGTGAAGAAGGTCCGCGAACTGGCGATCTACGGCGAGCAGTGCTGGCCGGTATTCGTCAACGAGGCCAACGGGCATGTTCGCCTCGGTTATCTCGATCCGGGCCTGATCGCGACGGTGGTCACGGATCCCGACAACATCGAGCAGCCGATCGGCGTCGTCACAAAACGCGACCAGCAGGGCAAGGCGCGCCGGTTCCGGGTCATCGTCAACGGGCCTGAAAGTATCTTCTCGAAAAGGACGCAGGAGATCCGCGCCAGCTTCGATGACGGCGAATGCTTCTACTACTCGATCAACGATCTCAGCAATTCGACGCGAGGCGTCTCCGACCTCCTGCCGCTGATCGACTGGATCGACGCCTATGACCAGGCGCTGTTCGGCGAGCTGGAGCGGTGGGACTTCCTTCGGTCCTTCATCTATGACGTGACCCTGAAAGGCGCGACCCCGGACGAGGTGAAGAAGCGCGCCAGCGAGATTACAGCGCCGCGGCCGGGAAGCGTGCGCGTCCACAACGACAGCGAGGAATGGAACGCGGTCACGCCGGACCTGAAGTCTGCCGACAGCTCCACGCATGCGCGCCTTTTCCGGAATCACATCATCGGCGGCGCGACGGTTCCGGAACACTGGTTCGGAGGCGGCGGTGACGTGAACCGGGCAACCGCCGGCGAAATGGGCGAGCCGACCTTCAAGATCTTCACGCTCCGCCAACGGCTGATCAGGGCGATCCTGGAAGAGATCGGAACCTACCAGGTACGTCAGCGGTGCATCGCGGTTTATGGCTCCGAGCCTTCGGACGCCGAAAAGAGCGACTATGAGGTCCGGGCCGAGTTCCCCGAGCTCACGGCACGGGACACCTCGAAATACGCCGCAGCACTTCAGCAAGTCGTCGTCTCGGCCGTCGCGGCCGTCGATCGGAACATGCTGTCGCAGGAAACCGCCATCGCACTTATCGGCCTGGTCGCGGCGCAGCTCGGTCTCGAGATCGACCCGACGGTCGAGATAGACAAGATCCGTGCCAACCAGAAGGAAGCCGCCGAGGCGGATGTCTTCCGCCTGCCGCCGGATGATGACGGGGATGAAGAGACCGACGAGGCCGCATGACGCCCGCCGAACGCGACAGACGGTTCCGGAAAGAACGGACGCGCGTCCTGAAGGAACAGGCAGCCCGCGAGAAGGATACCGCCCGGCTGGTTCGCGATACCCTGAAGTCGGCGAAACGGTCGATCGTCCAGGAGCTCGCTGCGACATCTTCGGAGTTCCAGGCGTTTCAGCTGCCCAGGCTTCAGAAGTCCATCGAGAACGCGCTGCGCGAGCTCGGCGACGATCTGGCGGAAGTCGGGCAGAACGCCGCCGGCATGTCCTGGACCGCCGGCGTCTCCATGATCGACGAACCGCTCGCCGCCGGCGGTCTCCGGATCTCAGCGGTCCTGCCGGAGGTTGACACCCGCCAGCTGCTCGCCATCCGGGGGTTCCTGACCGACAGGTTGCGCGACGTTCCGGCCGAGGTGGCACGCAGGATCAACGCTGAGATCGCGTTGACCATGATCGGCGCCAAAACTCCGGGCCAGGCAGTATCAGCCGTCGAGGCGATCGTCGAAGGCGGCCGCGGCCGTGCGACGACGATCGTCAGGACCGAGATGGGTAGGGCCTTCTCGATGGCGACGCAGGAGCGCCAGGCGCAGGCGGCCGAGGTGCTGCCGCAGCTGAAGAAACAGTGGCGCCGCTCCGGCAAGCTCCATAGCCGCAAGTCCCATGACCTGGCGGACGGGCAGATCGTGCCGGTCGACGAGCCCTTCATCGTCGGAGGGGTGAAGCTGATGTTTCCCCGTGACCCGGCGGCGCCGGCGGCAGAGACGATCAACTGCGGCTGCACGAGCATTCCGATCATGGACAGCTGGACGGTATCCCAGCCTGGTCGCCAGCCTTTCAGCGAGACCGAACTGACCCGCAATCCCTTCAAGAGAGATCTCGCCGCGGCCCTCGATGACGGCTGACGGAATACCCGCGCCAGAGCGCGAGAGGCCGCCTTCACGCTATCACCGCCCGGAAAAACCGGTTTCGCGCGTCCTGACCGCTCTTAAACGCTCTTAAACGGCTATTTGATCCCGGTGCGAATGTCGCAGTTGCACAGGAATCGGAACGCCTGTAACCATTACAGCCCTCCCGCCATCATCCGGACTGTACTCGGGGCGCAACGTTGCGCCCTTATTCAGACCCTCCGTCTCGCCGAATATCCATCGACGCAAGCGGCCTGGACGGCCGCCTTTTCTGGACGCGATGGAGGTATCAATGCGACGTCGGGCGAAGAATTCGGGCAAGGCATCGGACCAGGCCGGGGCGGCGTCCCCGACCGACGACAAGAAGGACGATGCCGCGAAGCCGGATGCCGCCGACGCGGGCAAGCCCTCCGAAGATGCCGCCGCCGCATCGACCGCCAAGGCGGACGACAATCCCGCCGCCGATGTCGATGACGGCAAGCCTGCGGCGGACGCCGCCGGCAGCGATGACCAGGGCGACGGCGATGATCAGGCTGCCGGCGACGGCCAGGGCGGTGACGACATCCAGCCGCTCGACCTCTACCTTCCCGCCCTCTTCGACGGCGTGAAGGTCCGCGTCGGCGGCAAGGATGCGAAGGGCAAGCCGTCAAGCCGCCTGGTGCCGCTCGCCGAGGAACATATCCTGGCGCACCGCGTCGGCGAGGCCTCCGTCACGATCGTCACGGTTGACGGCCGCAAGCATGTCGCGGAGATCGAGCGTGTCTAAGGCCGCGCTCACGGGCATCGCCGCTTCCGCGCTTCTCCCCGTCGGCGTCTTCCGCGAGGCTCATGG